GAATTTTCAGACTCAGCAAATAGATCATCTTTATTTATCTACAGAGAATTACTTAGAGGCGGTGTATGTCCAGAGCAAGCACGTATGGTGTTGCCACAAAGCACCATGACAGAATGGTATTGGTCAGGTAGTCTTGACGCCTTTGCTGACATGTGTATACTAAGATGTAAAGAAGACACCCAACTTGAGACTGCACGTGCAGCACAGTGTATATCTCAGGCTATGCAAAATCTGTTTCCTATATCATGGGAAGCATTGACTGAATGATAGGACACCCGACAGATGATACTGACGCTAGACGTAGAAAATACAACAACGACACGTGATGGTAAGCTACACCTTGACCCATTCGAGAAAGACAATTCACTGACACAGGTAGGCACACTGGATCAATCAGGTAATGAGCATATCTTTACCTTTGATCATTCAGAAAAGCAGGGTACGCCCTTTGACCATCAGTGTGTACAGGCTATACTTGACAAGACAACAGTGATGGTTGGTCACAACATTGTGCATGATATGTTGTGGCTATGGGAGTCAGGCTTTACCTATGACGGTAAGGTGTTTGACACCATGCTTGGTGAGTATATCCTGCAGCGTGGGCAGAAGCAACCCCTGTCCCTTGATGCCTGTGCAGAACGGTATGCCTTGGACACACAGAAACAGGACACACTCAAGGACTACTTCAAGAAGGGCTACACCACACGTGACATTCCGTTGGCTGAGTTGACAGAGTATCTGTCCCATGATCTACATGCCACGCAGCAGCTATACAATACCATTATATCTAAGTTGGAAGGCACTAGGTTACATGACAGCATTGACCTAACAAACCAACTTGCATTGCATCTAGCTAAGATTTATCAGCGTGGGTTCAAGGTGGATACTGATGCGTTGGAGACAGTTCGTAAAGAGTATGAGGGTGAACGTGATGCGTTGGTGCTTAGTCTTGACCAACATACCAGTGATCTAATGGGTGATCGTCCTATCAATCTCAACAGTCCAGAGCAACTATCGTGGGTTGTGTATGGCCGTAAGGTTGATGACAAGAAAGAATGGGCCACACTATTTGATGGTCGTATGGTTGATGCTAAGTTCAAGTCTACTGTTACCAAGCACTCAACCAAGTTGTACAAACAGAAGGCAAAGCAATGCAAGTCCTGCTATGGTAGTGGGCAAATCAGGAAGGTAAAGAAAGATGGAAATCCTTTTGCAAGACCCAGCAGGTGTGTCGGGTGTGATGGTTGTGGGTATACTTTTATGGATACTAACGAGTTAGCTGGCCTACAATTCGTTGCACCTACAACTAAGTTTACTAGTGCCAATGGTTTCAGTACAGGCAAGGACAGCCTGACATACCTTGAGGGCGTAGCCAGAGCCAAGCAGATGCCAGAGGCAGAGAAGTTCTTACAGAATATGAAGCGGCTCAATGCTATTGAGGTCTACATATCCAGCTTCATTGGTGGCATATCTACACACACTAAGGCAGACGGTAAGCTGCATGTACGTCTACTACAGCACAGGACAGGCACAGGCAGACTATCTGGTGCTGACCCTAACATGCAGAACATGCCACGTGGTGGTACGTTTCCTGTAAAGCGTGTGTTCATATCTAGGTGGGATGGTGGACAGATCATGGAAGCTGACTTTGCACAGCTAGAGTTTCGTGTTGCTGCGTATCTATCACAGGACAAGGTTGCTATTGATGAGGTCATCACTGGCTTTGATGTTCATTCGTTTACTGCAAAGACAATCACTGATGCAGGTCAACCTACTGCACGTCAAGCAGCCAAGGAACACACCTTCGCACCCCTGTTTGGGGCCACAGGATATGGTCGCACACCACCAGAGGCAGCGTACTATGCTAAGTTCATGGAGAAGTACAAAGGTATTGCTGCATGGCACAAGAGACTAGCTGACGAGGTGATGTCTACTGGTTGTATTACTACACCATCAGGCAGATCATTTGCATTCCCCAATGCAGTACGTAACAAGCATGGGGGTGTGTCATACTTCACGCTAATAAAAAACTATCCAGTGCAATCATTTGCAACGGCAGACATCGTACCTATATGTCTCATATACATTGACAAGATGTTGGAGGCAAACAAGATGCAGAGTTGTATTGTCAACAGCGTACACGACAGTGTGGTGCTAGACATACATCCTAATGAGACAGCCAAGGTACTAAAGATCATAGACAGAACTAATGACAAGCTACTATCTATCGTCAATAAGAAATGGAATATAGACTTCAACATTCCTTTACTATTAGAAGCAAAGATAGGCCCGAATTGGCTTGACACCAAAGATGTAGCATGATATAACTACAAAATTCGATCAGTGTTAAGGAGAAAATACACATGACAGAACTAGCAACAATAGACACAACCAACTACGCAGCTATGGCTAAGGCTATGGGCATGGGACAATCTGCCACAGAGAAAAAGACTAGCGCACTAGCACGTCTTCGTATCAATCACACACCAGTGATGGGACAGGCAGAGGTGAAGGGCAAGCAAGTAAACGTTGAGGTAGTTGAGGGCGGCACATATAAGTTGGAGATACCTGATGGACCTACATACTATGCAGAAGAGGTTTCAATTAGGCCGTTTATGCAGCGTTTCATGTACAAGAAATTCGTCATGGGCAATGACAATACGCCTAACCGTTATGTCAAGACTGTTATGGGAGATAACCTTAATGCAGACATGAAGGACAATGACGGTGGCTTCAACTGCGGTAAACCTTCTGGTTGGATTGAGGACTTCAACAGTCTGCCAGATACTATGAAAGATTTGATCCGATCCATCAAGCGTGTTCGTGTTCTCTTTGGCACAGTTGATATGGTCAATGCTACTGACGCATCAGGCAATCCTATGGAAGCACCCACTACGCCATTCATCTATGAGATTGAGAACCGTGATGCCTTCAAGACTGTCGGTAATATCTTCAACAAGCTAGGTAAGATGCAACGCCTACCACCACAGCACTACGTGAAGTTCAAGACAGAGAAACGTGAACTGCCTAACGGTAGCTGCTTCTATCTGCCTGATCCTGCACTTGACTTGATGTCTACCTTGGACATGGACAGTGATACTCAGGGTACGTTTGCTGACTTCGTAGCATGGGTTGCAAACTACAACCAGTATATCCTTGGTGAGTGGGGTGACAAGATGCAGCATGACAACGATGAAATCCCTGATGCCATTGTAGAAGACTTGGTGGACATTGATGCGGAGGACTTTGTGTAATGGACATGCCACCATCAGGCATTGTCTATGACATGTCAAATGAGGAGTACCGTAAACAGATAGGGTACTCTTCGTCTGCCATTAAAACGGTGTGTAAGCAATCGCTTGCACACTACATGGCACAGAAACCTTTGGGTGATAGCCCAGCATTTGCATTAGGAAGTGCAGTACATGCCACACTACTTGAGCCAGATCGTGACCTAGTATTCAAAGGCCCAAAGACTAGGGTATCTAAGATGTTCAAGGAAATGTATGCCAACAAGAAAGAAGATGAGGTAGTTCTCACTGAGGTTGAGTACCATGTCCATAATAAAATGTGTCACTCAGCACTTGACAACCCTATATGTAATGAGCTACTAACACATGAAGGAAGGATCACAGAAAGCAGTGTCTTTGTAAATGATCCTTACAGTGGGCTAAACCTAAAGACACGACCCGATTTATACATACCAGAGACAGGGCAGATATTTGACATCAAGACTACTATCGACGCTTCGCCAAAGGGTTTTGCAGAACAGGTGGGTAAGTACGCTTATCATATACAAGCTGCTTTCTATTTGTATACTTGTAAACTGGCTGGCCTAGAGGCTAAAGAGTTCAGCTTCATTGCTATAGAAAAGACTGCCCCCTACGTGGCACACTTACACAAGGTATCACCTGAGTTGATGATGAAGTCTTTGGAGAAAGTAAAAGAAACACTGGTTACTGTTGCGGAAGCAAACCTAACTGGTGACTATGCTACAGGTTGGGGTGACTACTCAACCCTAAAGGTCGGAGACTTCTAATACAATGAATGGCAAGAGCTATCGTGCAGCTAGAAAACAAGGGTATCGTAGTGGGCTTGAGGTTAAACTCGCAGAGTATCTAAAAGAGCAGGGTGTACTTGCCACATATGAGTCAATGAAAATTGAATGGGAGGACTTAGCATACCGCACCTACACCCCAGACTTTGTACTACCTAACGGTATCATCATAGAGTCTAAGGGTTTGTTTACATCAGAGGACAGACGTAAGCATCAGCTTATAAAAAAACAACATCCCTCCCTTGACATTCGCTTTGTCTTCAGTAATAGTAGGAGCAAGTTAAGGAAGGGTTCAAAGAGTACCTATGCATCATGGTGTGATACAAAAGGTTTCTTGTACTACGATAGGATCGTTCCTCTACCGTGGCTGAAAGAAAAGGGCAAGGCTATGAAGCTAAAGCTAATCAGTTTCCCTTATGACAAGATAGTGAGAAAGTAAATGAAAGTATCTGATATTTTATCTGACCTAAAAGAAGAAGACTTTGTGATTCGTATCACGCCGTTTCACGAAGACGGTAACTGGGATGGTGATGTGACAGTGGGGCTGGTATCATCATCAGATAATCCTTTAAACGATGAGGACTTTGCATATCTTTCCCACTTGTGCAGCATGTTATGTTCTGTTATACCTGTCATTGAAGAAGATGAATACGTTAGAGATGCACTGCACCACTACGTACTACACAGACTTGATGATGAATTGCCTAATAAGGAAGATGATGAACCTAAGTATACTTCCAATGGTAATGTCCTAACACTAACAACTAAGACAAGAGGTAATGCATGATGACTAAATGGGTACTAGAACAAACTGTTGATGAAGATGTAGTCAACAATCCACCACAGTATAATTCTGGTGGTATTGAATGCATTGATGCAATGAGGGCTATGTCAGAGGGATCATATGTAGAGCCACACCATGCGTACTGCTGGCAGAATGCCTTCAAGTATATCTGGCGTTGGCCTTACAAGAATGGCGTAGAAGACTTGAAGAAAGCCCGTTGGTACATTGACCGACTAATCATAGAGCTTGAGCAAGATGATTGCTAGAGTTCTTATGTCCCTAGAAATAGATGAAGATGACTATCCTGTACCAGTGGACGGTAGTCTAGAAGAAGAGATTAATGAAGCCTTGTATGCATACATATATGACATAGATGGTATTACGATAAGCAAAATGAGGATCACAACAGATGAATAGTAACTACCTACCAACAGACTACCAGACATTCATTGCTACCAGCCGCTATGCACGGTGGCTAGACAGTGAAGGAAGGCGTGAGACATGGGGTGAGACAGTTGAACGATACCTAGATAATATTATCAAGCCTGTATTAGAAGATGATAATAGCAACGGACATAATGCTGAAGTTGACTTGATCCGTCATCACCTGTTGAGCCTACAAGTAATGCCATCCATGAGATCAATGATGACAGCAGGTAAGGCAGCAGAACGTGACAATACTTGTATGTATAACTGTAGTTATCTACCCGTAGATGACCCTAAGTCCTTCGATGAGGCTATGTTCATCTTGCTCTGTGGTACGGGGGTTGGTTTCAGTGTTGAGCGTCAGTTCATCAGTAAGCTCCCTGATATACCTACCCTTTTCGATAGCGATACTACAGTTGTCATCAAGGATAGTAAAGAAGGTTGGGCTAAAGGTCTGCGTCAAGTGTTGGCTCTCCTATGGGCTGGCGAAATCCCTAAGTGGGATGTTAGTAAGGTACGTGCTGCTGGTAAAAGACTCAAGACCTTTGGTGGTAGAGCTAGTGGCCCAGCACCACTGATCGACTTGTTTAATTTTACTGTCACTACATTCAAGGGCGCATCAGGACGTAAGCTGTCCAGCATTGAATGCCATGACTTGATGTGTAAGATTGGTGAGGTAGTAGTGGTAGGTGGTGTACGCCGTAGTGCTATGATTTCATTGAGTAATCTTAGTGATGATCGTATGCGTCATGCTAAGTCAGGTAACTGGTGGGACAATGCAGCCCACCGTGCGTTGGCTAATAACTCTGTATCATATTCAGAGAAGCCTGACAGCATTGCATTCATGCGTGAGTGGACAGCACTGATGGAAAGTGGGAGCGGGGAACGTGGTATATTTAATAGAGAAGCTTCGATTAAGCAAGCAGCAAAGAATGGAAGACGAGAGACTTGCTACGAGTTCGGAACAAACCCCTGTTCGGAAATCATCTTACGGCCTAACCAATTCTGTAATCTATCTGAGGTTGTCATCCGTGCTACAGATGGTCTGGAAGACATTGCACGTAAAGTCCGCATCGCTACTATCTTGGGTACAATCCAAAGCACCTACACCCACTTCCCCTATCTGCGTAAAGTGTGGAACACGAACACAGCCGCAGAGCGATTGCTTGGTGTGTCTCTCACGGGGATAATGGACAACTCACTAATGACAATGGCTAATAATGGACTATCTGATACATTGGAGTACTTAAAAGATGTTGCTGTTTCTACTAATGCTGAGTGGGCTGATCGCCTTGGTATACCTGTCGCAACTGCTATTACTTGCGTTAAGCCCAGCGGAACTGTCTCACAGTTGGTGGATAGTGCGTCTGGGATTCATGCTCGTCACTCTCCTTATTACATACGAACTGTTAGGGGCGATAACAAAGACCCTCTGACACAGTTTATGATTGATCAGGGTATCCCTAGTGAGGCTGACGTTATGAAGCCTGACCAGACCACAGTGTTCAGCTTCCCCATGAAGTCACCCGATGGTGCTGTTCATACTGCTGACATGACTGCACTAGAGCAGCTAGAGATGTGGCTGATGTATCAGCGTCATTGGTGTGAGCATAAGCCTAGCGTGACGATCAATGTCAAGGCAGACGAGTGGTTTGAGGTAGGTGCCTTTGTGTATAAACACTTTGATGAGATGTCAGGTGTGTCGTTCTTACC